ATTTGTAATCGTCATATTTTTCTTTTACATTTTTTTCTAATTGTTCAGTAGGTTTTACATATTGCCATACATCTTGTTTTTGTAAACCTTTAAATGCCTGACGCATTGTTTCATAAGATATTTCTTTTAAAGGAAACTCTGGTCTGTGTTTAGCAATATAATCTGCTAAATCTAATCTAAACTGCTCTTTGCCTATATCGTTTGTAATACGTTCAAACGTTTGTTGATCCATTATAGGCAATTTGCCATTGTACTTATTTAAATAAACACTCATTGTTCCATTTCACTAATAACCATGTTATAAAAACATATATCATTATAACATAAAATATTGATAAAGTCAACTCTAACATTGTAATACTGATTTATTTACTCTATTTTCTATGTCTTTTATATACTCTTTAGTTTTTTCTATCATATAATAATTACGACCTTCTAGTAAAGCGGCCTCACCAGTTGTACCTGTACCTGCAAATGGGTCTAATACTAAACCATCTTTTGGTGTAACCAATCGTACAAGATATTTCATTAAATCTAAAGGTTTTACTGTAGGATGGTCAGTATCTCCCTTTTCTTTTTTACTTGCTTTAGCGCAGTAAAAATAATCTGCCCAATCAGTATCTAAACCACTATGAATTATATTTGCAGGCCATCTACCTTTTACTATTTCACCACCTTTATTACCTTTCCAACCACCTTTAAATATTTGTTTGTCTTGTGTATTTCTTCTATTTTTTGAAGTATCAAAAAGTTCATCACCAACTCTACAATCATCTAAATTTAAATCTTTATTTACACCTTTTCTTGCCATAACAATAGGTTCGTGTGCTGGTTTTAATAAGTTTTTTCTTTTAGGAAAACCACTACCATATATCCAGTTAATCATATCAAAGATTTCAAAACCTGCGTCTTCTATGGCAACGGCCATTCTGTGATAATTCCTTGTAGCAGCAAATGCTAATAAAACACAACCTGGTTTTAAAGTTCTATAGACTTGTTTCCACAGTTCTTTATTAAAAGCAATATCACCACCATCCCACTCTTTACCTACAAATCCCTTTGATAGTCTTTGAAAAGAACCATCTTTACCATATTTAGCTTGTGTACTGCTAGTAAATCTTTTTGCAATAGATTGTAAATGATATGGTGGGTCTGTAACACACGAATCAAAAACATTATCGTCTAAAGTTTTTAAGTGTTCTAAGCTGTCTGCGTTAATGATTTTATTAGTATCCATAATAATAATATAATAATTAAAAATCTAGGAATGCTCCAATCAGTTTTAATTGCTAATATACCTCCTGTTGCATATCCCCAATGTACCATTACCATCAGTAAAAAAAATTCTATCATCCAAAGAAAGCCTCTAGTGTTGCCTCACGTTCTAACTTCCATCCTATAGAATCAAGTATAAAACGTAAAGGATCGGTAAATGTTTTTTCAAATTGCATATCGTAATCAACATACTTATGTAAATCAAATTCATATGGTATCTTTGTTGAAAAGGATATGACAGTATCTTTAACCGTATTAGGTTGTTTTAACATTAAAAATTTAATCTTATCGCCATCTCTAATTAAAGGATATTTTCTTTGTAATTTATTTTTAAGTATGTAATGATTATATATTAAAGAACCTTTTACGTGTATTGGTGTGCCTTTTTTATATATCTGTGATGATTCAATATACTTATCAATGTTATTGCAAGACCTAGGAAACGCAACTTCTTCAGGTGATAATGTTTTAAATACTTCTTTAAAATCTTTTACAAACTTAATTAATGCGTCTTCACTATCATTCATAATTACACGAATAGCGTCTTTAATTTTACCTCTACAAACTTCAGGTGTAGATGATTTGACAGCTTCAACACCCATAATCTTTAGTTTAGGTATATCATATCGGACACCTTCTTCATCAAATACATTCATCATATATCTTTTTTTAGCAACCCATATACCTTTGTTTGCAATTGCTTCTCGTTTCATATACATTTTTTGTTCATAAGCATTTACATACTTGGCAAGATTTTCAAAACTTTTATCAATTACTTTTTGTATTTTGTCTTCAGCTGCCTTGTCTAAAAAATCTACTATTTGATTTGTAGTTTTGCCTTTACAAACTTTTTCTACAAGTTTATCTAGTCTTAAATAGATTGAATCTGTATCAGACGCAACAATATAATTTACATTGGTTGTATTTAAAATCTTATTCATAAATCTGTTGACATCTCTTTCAATCCAACGAATAGATAACTGACCACCTAATGTAATTGCTTCTGCCTGTTTTACATCAAAGTATCTAAAATATTGATTTCCAATTGCACCGTAAGCTGAGTTTAAAGCAATCTTTTTAGCCATTTGTATATTATGACAACGAGAAATCTCATTTGAGTAGATTGGATCTTTTGTCTTTTGAAATTCTTTTTTAGCTTCGATTGCCTTCTTTTTAAATACAACTCGTTCGGTGTACATCTTCTCCATCAATTCAGCAAGAAAACCTTGCTTATCTCTTTTAAACATAGCGCCATTTGGTGCAATAGTTACATTTTTATCTTTTGCCCATTTGAGATTTAATCTTTCATCTAAAAAGTTTTCTACACCAACTGCCTTAGGTTCAACGCCGACAAATGTTTCAGGACTTATATTGTATTGCATAATTAAATGCGGATAAAGAGAGTTCAAATCAAAAGAAACAATCCAATTATGTAAACCAAGTTGTGGGTCTTTTACATATGCACCTTCATATTGTGAATCTTTTTCGTTATCTTCTCTTGGTGGTATAATAATATTTTTTTGAAGTAAATGATTATAGATTAAAGTATCCCAACAACGCACTTGTGAATATACATCTGTATAATTTACTTTATAGTCATAGGCCATAGTTAAACAAAGTTCAATTAACTTCATTTTATCTTCAAGTCTATCAACTAGTTCAACATCTTGGATATTATATTCAACAAATCTTTGATAATCTTTTGTATAAAAGTCTTTAAATGTTTCATATGGATTATCTAACTTTTGTTCGCCAAGTTCTACCTTAGCAATATAATTTAGTTTGTAGCTTTCTTGTCTAACATATGTAAACTTTTTGTATAAATCAAAATAATCTAATACAGAAACGCCAAGTATATTCCAAAACTGTGAGTTCTTATTTCCCATTTGCACCCTATCAGCATTGACATAATTCCATGGTGAAAATTTATTAATTGTATCATTATCAAATATAAATCTCATTCGATTCATAAGATAAGGTATATCAAAAAATTTTACATTCCAACCTGTAACAATATCGGGATGATTTTTACACCAAAATTTAAGAAACTCTAATAATAAATGTTTTTCGTTTTGACATTTAACATAAGTTACATTTGTTTTTTTAGATATAAAGTCACCTGTTCCCCAAGTCAATATTTGTTTATTACTATGATTTTTTACAGTAATACAGATAATCGTTTCTTTTGCAGTATCAGGATCGGGAAAGCCGTTCTCACACTCGGTTTCTATATCAAGTGTGAATATCTTTATATAGTTTTTGTTCCATCGCATTTCGCCCTTATATTCGTCAGCGATGTACTGATAATTATATCTATTCATACCATAGATTTTATATTCAGGTATGCCGTTATATTCGTTATAGAAATTTTTAGCTTTTACAATCGAATCAAATCTTTTTGATTTAAGATTTATGCCGTCTAGTGTTTTGTATTTTGATTCTTCGTTTGTAGGTAAATAAAGATTAGGACTATAGTTGATTCTACTTAAATATGATTGGCCGTTATTGACACCTCGGATGAGTAGTTTACCTTTATGCTCAACAACGTTTGTGTAAAAAGTACTCGCCAAATTCATATAATATTATAACACAAAGACTTTAAAAAGTCAATGTTATGTTATTATTGATTTTTTAGGTGTTAATAATGAGCCTGTATTTTGCTCATAGGCACTTTTCATATTGTTATCTGGATTTGTTTCCGTAACTATGTTTGCCTTTTTAATTTTTATTACTTCATCTTTTGTGTAAGGTATGTAAGGATGAAACCCAATTTGCATAGGTTTACCTGGTTGACCTTGCATTGGAATTAATACAAAAGGTCTTTTAATTGCTTGATGTAATTCAGTTGTATCTTTATCAACTGGCGTACCAATCACGTCCTCACCTGTGGTGAGTCTATATAATTTAATCATAATATACTCCTATTCAGTTTTTGATTCTTCAGTAGTTTGTTTTTTGCCAATATTATATTTTGCTTGTAAAGTCCATTCATTTTTTTCTTTAAAAGCAATTATCTTAATCTGTGATAATGGTGCTTTATTTTCAGCAGCTTTTGGATTTACAATTGTCAATAGATTCCAATCTTGTAATAAAACTGATACTGTATTTCTTCTTTGTATATCGTTCTCAACTAAAGTAGCTTTTTTACCATCTAAAGCAAATAACTCTTTAAAATGAACAATGTAATATTTACCTTGTTTGTGTAAAATGTGACACGATTGAAATAGTGTTTTATCTTTTCGACTTGCAACACCTATTCTGGACAAGGTTTCTCTTATCTTTAAGAAATCATCTGGTTGTTTTAGAGTAACCTCTAACATCTGCTCAGGTGACCAATTAAAACTTTCTTCACTCATTTTCTTCTCCCACCTTTATCCATTTTCTCTATGATAAAGTTTAATTGTGTTTTACTTAGTATGTCTAGGGCTACTTTTGCTTTTGCGTTGCTATAACCATAATATTCTTTTACATACTCTAAATTCTTCGATTTAGCAGTGGTTGTCCACTTGCCTCCAAATCGTTTTCTTTTTCTTATACTATTTAGTAGAAAATGAAACTGTAGCCTCTTGTTAAGACCATGCTTTTGATTCATCTCATTTGCCATCATAATAGTATCAACATGTTGAGAAAAACAACGGTTTATAATATATGGGGGATACTTCTTTTCCCAAGTTAAATCATCTCCATCAAGCAAATTAACTTTTGTCCAGTTAATTGCATTTAAATAATCACTTAATTTATATTCTATCATAATATATGGCTCCGAAGGCAGGACTCGAACCTGCGACCAATTGATTAACAGTCAACTGCTCTACCAACTGAGCTACTTCGGAATAATTAATCATTACTTTCTTTTTTCGTGTTTTCTGTGACCTTTATGAGAACCCATATAGTAATCTCCTGGTTCATAATCCCAGCATTTACCATGATGACCTCTTACGTCAGCATACCACATTCTTAACTTCACTATCAAAGTTCTAAAAAATGTTCTCTTTGCCATTGCTCCCTTTATTTAAATTTACATTCTGCCATTATTTGTGTCAAACAGGCAACCATATTTATCTCATGGTCTGCCACAAAGGCAGATTTATATTGATAGTCAGCAATCGTTAACACGGCCGCAGGTATAGATTGTGGTTGTAGATGTTTGTACAGAATATCGTAGATACTACTAAACAAAGACGATGGATCTTTAT